GCGACAGACTATGTATCTGTGATGGGTGGAATGGTGCAAGTAAAAGATACGGATCAGCTATCAGATTCACAAATAGCAGCTATTGCAGGAATCAAAGAAACGCAGAACGGGATAGAAGTCAAGTTAGGGAGTAAAGAAAAAACGCTTGAGCTTCTCGGCAGACATTTAGGTATGTGGAATGACAAGCTGGATGTAGCAGGAGATATGGACATGAAGATTGTAGTAGACTATGGTGATGAGGATGAAGGAAGTTAATGTTGGATTTAACAGAAATTTCAAAGAGTTTAATGAGTGCAAGAAACGATATCGACTTGCAAAAGGCTCTGCCGGATCCGGAAAGTCGGTAAACATTGCGCAGAATTTTATCATCAAACTTGGCGATCCAAAGTATAAAGGTGCAAATCTCTTGTGTGTCCGAAAAGTAGACACAACAAACAAGGATAGTACCTATGCAGAGTTGAAGAGTGCAATATATAAAATATACGGGGATAAAGCGGGATTATTCTGGCAGATCAGAAGCAATCCAATGGAGCTGATCTCTAAAGTAACTGGAAATAAAGTGATTTTTCGAGGAATGAAAGACGATGGACAGCGAGAAAAAGTAAAGTCCATCACATTTGATGTCGGAAAATTAACATGGATATGGATTGAAGAAGCAACGGAGCTATATGAAGCGGATGTCGATATTCTCGATGACCGACTCAGAGGCGACTTGTCATTCAATCCATTTTTGTATTATCAGATCACGTTCAGCTTCAATCCGGTGTCAGCAACGCACTGGTTAAAAGCAAAATATTTCGACATAAAAAGTGATGATGTATACACGCACCAGTCTACATACCTGCAGAACCGGTTCATAGACGAAGCATATCACCGGCGCATGATGATGCGTAAAGAGCGGGATCCGGATGGGTATCGGATTTACGGACTTGGCGAATGGGGAGAGACCGGAGGGCTTATCCTTACAAATTATGTAGTTGAGGAATTCGATACATCCACAGAAAGATTCGATTACATGGTAAATTCACAGGATTTTGGATTCAACCATGCGAACTGTATCGGAGAGGTTGGATTCAAGGATGGAGATATCTACTTATGCCGGGAATTGTATGTATTTGAAAAAGATACATCAGAGATCATACAGATGGCCGAGGGAAAATTCCAGAAGAGAATTACCATGTATTGCGATTCTGCTGAGCCAGACAGGATTAAGATGTGGAAGAAAGCAGGATACAGAGCATGTCCGGTCAAGAAAGAGCCAAACAGTGTAAAAGCGCAGATTGATTATCTGAAGCAGCACACGATCCACATTCATCCATCCTGTACAAACACAATTAAGGAGATTCAGCAGTGGAAATGGAAAAAGGATGAGAAAACGAACACTTTCACAGATGAACCGGTGAATTTCTTCGATGATGCGATGGCGATGCTCAGGTACTCAATTGAGCAGGAGAGAAAAGGCAAAGTGAAGTTAAAGACCTTTAGAGGAGGAATATAAAATGAATGGGAAAAGACCATACAAACTGCCGGAACCGCTTTTATGTTCCGCTGATAAAGAAATCAATATGACATTGATAGACGAATACATCAGAAAGCATGAAGAGCGAATGCCAAGGTACAGATACCTTGAGAATCTATACAAAGGATTTCACGATGTATTCCGTCTCCCGGAAAAGGATTCATGGAAGCCGGATAACCGACTGGCGGTGAATTTCCCAAGGTATATCACAGAGACGTTTTTGGGATATGCTTATGGGATTCCGGTTAAAAAATCGCATCCGGACGAAAAAATAAAAGATGCGATCCTTGAATTTGACCGGGATAATGATATCTCAGATCAGGAATATGAGCTGGCGAAGAAATGCTGCATTTACGGACATGCATTCGAATATTTTTACCAGGACGAAGAAGCAAAGACAAAGACAGTAGTCTGCAATCCAAAAGAACTGTTTGTTGTCTACGATGATACCGTAAAGAGCCGCGCTCTATTTGCAGTGAGATATGGAAAAAAGGACGATAATGTCACAAGGTATGGCGAGATACTTACAAGGACAGAAATCATCCCATTTGATGGAGAAAAGATGCAGGAGAGTATACCGAACCCATATGGTCGCATCAACTGTGTTGAATACCTGTTAAACGATGAGAGAATCGGCCTGTACGAGGAAGTTGCCGGCATGGTAGAAACATACAACCGAGTGATCGGAGAAAAGGCGAACGATGTAGATTCTTTCGCAGAAGCATATCTTGCAGTGCTGGGCGCCGAACTGGATGAGGAAGGCGTTTATAAAATTCGTGATAATAGGATCATAAACCTGTATGGGACAGACAATGCAAAGGACATTATCGTACAGTTTCTCGGCAAGCCAACGGCAGATGGAACGCAGGAGAATCTTTTGAATCGGCTTGAGGATTTGATTTATCAGACAAGTATGGTAGCGAACATCAGTGATGAATCTTTTGGAAATGCTTCCGGAACTTCCCTTGCGTATAAACTGCAGTCTATGAGCAATCTTGCGTTGACGTTCGACCGTAAGAATGAGAAATCAATGAGAAAGCGGTATAAGCTGTTTTGCTCTCTTGCAACGAATGTGTCAGATCGGGATGCATGGAAAGATATCGACTTTACAATGAGCCGAAATATCCCCAAGAATCTTCTCGAAGAAGCGCAGACGGCGCAGGCACTGGAAGACATTGTATCTAAGGAAACGCAGCTACAAGTTTTATCCATTGTAAAAGATGCGTCCGAGGAAATCGACAGAATGGAGAAAGAGGACGAAAAGAAGCAACAAACAATCGTAGAAAAGCGGATGTTCGGAGGTGCGGTAGATGGACAGCAGGACGTACTGGAAGAATAGAGAAGAGGAGCAGTGGAAGAAGAATATTAGGGATGAAGCTGAATATGCGAAAGAGATCGAGAAGATCTATGCGAACATGATGGATGAAATCCAGAAGGAGATCAATGGATTCTATACAAAATATGCAAAAGCAGAGGGAATCACAATTGCAGAAGCGAAGAAGCGAGTATCCAAAATGGACATTGATGCGTATAGCCGGAAGGCGGAGCAGTATGTAAAGGATAAGGAATTTTCGAAGGAAGCCAATGAGGAAATGAGACTTTACAATGCAGCTATGAAGATTAACCGGTTGGAAATGTTGAAAGCAAATATCGGAATGCATCTTGTCGGTGGATTTGATGAGCTTCAGAAGTATTTTGACCAGATCCTGACAGAGAAAACGCTGGAAGAATTTGAACGGCAGGCAGGAATCCTTGGAAAATCCATCCAGAACAATGCAAAGATGGCACATTCGATCGTGAACGCTTCTTTCCACAATGCGAGATACTCAGACCGTATTTGGATGTATCAAGATATGCTGAAAACTGAATTGTCGAAACTCTTACAAACAGGTCTGATACAAGGCAAGAATCCAAGAATTCTTGCAAGGCATCTTACCAAACTGTTTGGAGTAAGCCGGGAAAATGCAGAGCGACTGATGATAACAGAATTGTCTAGGGTGCAAGCAGAAGCGCAGAAGCAGTCTTATATCCGCAATGGATTTGATGAGTATGAGTTTATCGCAGAACCTACCGCCTGTCCGATCTGTAGATCGTTGGACGGAAAACATTTTAAAGTATCAAAAATGATGCCTGGAGAAAATGCGCATCCAATGCATCCTAATTGTCATTGCAGTACAGCAGCATACATGGATGATAAAGAGTATCGAGAATGGCTGGACGGATATTCCGAACATGGAATGGATTTTGAAACTTGGAAGAAGAGGGTTGAAAAGAAATCTACGTTTGATATAATAAAGGCAGATAAAACTGTCAGCGGACATTCCGGCACTCCTAAAATGGCAGAGGTGGGAATGGTAATAGATCACATTGGAAAAGATGGAAAAGTAGATGTAAGAGCTTTTTACGGGGAGTCAAAATTAAAATCTAAAGATATCCATACAACTGCGCATGGGAATCCCAAGCAGCATCCTTATGGAGAACATGGGGAACACGTACATGATTATACATGGGGAGATGATGGAAGATTGAAGAATAAGACAACTCGCGAATTAAGTGAAGAGGAAAGAAAGGAGAATGGCGATATATTATGAATAAAGATGAAGTAAGACAAATTTTATCTGAGTGTTGCAATGATATTTCTTTCTCTTACAGAGGATTGCCATCAGGAGTGACAGTTGAAGTTCATAATTATGTTCCGACATATCAAGTATGGCATGGAGATGACGTGAAAGAGTATGATAATGTGGATGAAGTTATGAATGATAAATTTTATAGTGGAAAGTCATTAAACGATCTAGTAAAAGAGGTAGAAATTGATGTAATGTAATACCATCGGCTGAGTTGGCTGGTGGTATTTTTATACCCATTTTGGAGGTGATGTAATTTGATTGAAGCAAGAATTCGACCAGAGCGAATCGAAATCTCTGGACACGCCGGGTACGCAGAACCTGGAAAAGACATTGTTTGTGCTGGCGTTACAGCACTTACGCAGACGCTGATCCAGTCGATTGATGACTTAACGGATGATGAAATAGAATACAGAATATCTCCCGGAAAGGCTGAGATAGAATACAGGAATCTGTCAGAGAAATCAAAAACTCTGGTGGATTCCTTTTTCGTTGGCATTCGCTTGATTGCCGATGAGTTTCCGAATTATGTAGCAATTATGTAATTCACGCCCAAGTCTTGAAGGCGTAAAAAGCTAGGGGAAAGGACCATGAAGAATGTCATTAAACTTTTAGGAGGTAAAGAAAATGAAGAGCAGGATGTTTAGAATGCTGCAGTTATTTGCAGAAGAAACCGTAGATCACACAGCAGAACTTGATGCGGTGAAAGATAGTGTTAATCCGGAAAACACATCTGATGATAACGGGGAAGAAAAAAAGTACACAGACAAGGATGTGGATGCGATTGTAAACAAAAGATTCGCAAAATGGAAAACTGAGCAGGAACAGGCGGTAAAGAGTGCTAAGGAAGAGGCAGAAAAGCTGGCAAAAATGAATGCTGAGCAGAAACAGAATTACGAGATCGAGAAGTTGCAAAAAGAGAATGAAAAACTGAAGCAGGAGGCTGCAAAGGTTGAGCTTAGCAGAAGCGCCACAGGCATTCTTGTAGAAAAAGGAATTGAAGCAACGCAGGATGTTCTTGATTTTGTTGTAGGGAATGATGCTGATGATACGAATGCAAAAATTAATAAGCTTGTAAAAATCGTGGAATCCCAGCTTAAGAAAGCCGAGATTGCTAGAGCGACCGGAACCACACCAAAAACCATGACGAACTCAGGAAGCCAGTTGTCTGAATTTGAAAAGAGACTTGCAAAGTATAAATAAAGGAGAATGTGAAGATGAAGAACAGAGAATTTATGATGTTGCAGTTATTTGCGGCAGGAGACAATAATGATATGCCGGTAAGAAGCTACCAGCTTGAGTTTAAAAGTCTTTTGCAGGCAGTATTTAAAAAGATGTCCTATTTCGCGGATTTTTTCGGCGGCGAAATTGAGGTACTTGATGGTGTTAGAGAGAATGAAACAGCGTTTTATGTAAAGACATCAGACATTCCGGTTGTGGTTGGTACCGGATATGATAAAACGAAAACGAAAGCTTTTGGAACGGGAACCGGTAATTCTAGCCGTTTCGGAGAGAGAACAGAGATTATTTACACTAACACACCGGTTAATTACTCTTGGGGATGGAATTTCCATGAGGGGATTGACCGCCACACCGTAAATAATGATTTTGATGTTGCGGTAGCAGATCGCTTGGAACTGCAGTCTCGGGCAAAAACAAAGCAGTTTAATAAGCAGCACGGAAAATTTATTTCCACATCTGCAGGAAAAACTTTAAGTGTTACTGAATATACGGCAGACAATGTTTTGAAATTGTTCAATGAACTTTCTAAGTATTTCAATAATATTGAAGCAGTTGGAACGAAAAAAATTAAGGTTTGTTCCGATCTGTACAATGCCGTTGTGGATCATCCTTTGAATACGAATGCTAAAAACTCCACTGTAAACATTGATGGCAATGAAGTTGTGAAGTTCAAGGGATTCCTTGTAGAGGAGATTCCGGATGAGCTCTTCCGGTCCAAAGAATG